TCTTACGTTCCTATATATCAAACATTATTAATAACAGTATATGGAGCTTACTTCGCAGGTAGGTCTATAGAGAAAATAAAGAAAAAGTAAATGGGAACTTTAAAAAATAAATCAATATCATCTACTTATCAAAACTTACTTCAAACATCTACAGAAGTAAAAGATACTAATCTTAAGCAAGTTGAGTCTGGTTCTGGTAACTCTTCTAGCATGAAGTTATCAACAAATTCTGCTGAGTTTTTAAAAGTAGGTATTGGCACAGGGGGAACAACTCCTGATGGGTTGTTACACGTAATGAGTGTTAGTGCAGGTAGTGTAACTTCTGATTCTTCAGCAAATCAGTTAACATTAGAAAATTCTTCAGACTCAGGATTATCTATAATCTCTGGTAGTTCCCACTCTGGTAATATATTCTTTGGTTCTTCTAGTGGTAATAAGTCTGGTCAAATATATTATGATCATGGTAATGGTTATCTTGGATTTGCATCTAACGGTGCTGAAACTATGAGATTAGATAGTAATGGAAACCTTAAAGTTTCTGGTACTTTATCTGGATCTGAAGATAGATATGAATTAAAAGAGTATTTTGAAAAGGTTCCAAGTTTACAAACTGCTGCTGTAACGCAGGCTACTAATGCAACTACTGCTGTAACTCTTGATGCTAAGTATGGTATTATAACTATGCAATCTCATGATTTAGCTGCTACAGACACTGTTGAGTTTACATTTAACAACACTCACATATTTGGCACTTCATCTCATGTTCACGTTCAACTTCACGATGGAGGAACTATAGCTGATAATGCTATGGTTAATGTATTAGTTCATGATGTAGCAGATGGTAGCTGCAAGATAAGAATAGGTACTAACGGTACTGATGTTGCTGCCCAGGTATTTAAACTTTCATTTATTATAGACCCATACATTACCCCTAATCAAAACTTTGTATTAAGTGGTGTTAACGCAGGGGGTTCTCAAATATCTGGAAACACAGGTAGAAGCACTACTTTCGCAGGTATAAAAATAGTAACTAATACTACAGATGAGGATAAAACTATCTTAGCTGTTAGAGATGGTCATACTGAAATTAGAGAAGATGTAGATTCTTCTGGTTGGGCTTCAGTTCCTTTTGGTACTGAGAATAAAATAGAATTTTCTTCAGCAATATCAACTAGTGGAAATATAGCTGATTCATGTATATGGGCAGGTTTAAAACTTACCTCAGATAATAGATATGCTATAGACGCTAATCAAGCTTATTTCTTATACTCTACAGATGACGATCAAGGTGCTTTAACTACAAATGGTAATTTACATTTTGTATATAGTGTAGCTAATACTGATTATATAACAGACTTAGGTATTGTTTTAGCTATAAATACAGTTTATAGACTTAGAATATCTTTTGATGAGAACAGACAAATATCTGTTTATGTAAACAACGTAAGATATGGATTAGTTACAACTGCAACTGCAGGTGGAGCAACTCAATCTGTATCTACAACAAAGTCTTTAGCTATGACAGATGATATAGATCTTCTTCCTTTTATTGGTATTGAAACTAAAACAACATCTAGTAAAGGTATCCAGGTTGGTTATGTTAAGTTGTCAAGAGATTTATACGAATAGAAATTAAATTAAATTAAAATGGAAGCAATAAACCCTATTATTAGAAAAATTACAATAGGGGACTTAAAGCAAGGCTTGACTTACCAGGTAGGTCAAAAGATGTTAGGGGGTTCTCTAAAGATAACAGCAATCATACAAGATGAGGCAGCTTGGTACAAGCACCAACAAGTAGTGTATGATGTGTATATAAAGAAAGAAGGAGAGGAGTTCTCTAAACCTTGGAAAAGGTTTTTCTCTCAGCCAACAGCTATAGAGTACAACACAGATGTCCTAGATGACTACGAAGTAAAGTAAATTAAAACAAAAGAAAATGAAGCCAATTAAAGATCTCTACTGGATAGAAGTAGAAAAAGAAACAGAAGACACTATAACTATAAACGGTCAAGAGATGTACAGAGATACGTCTTACGATCCTATGAGGTTAGCAAGACAGTATGGTACTATATATAAAACCCCAATTAAGGATACTAAAGATGTAGGCATACAAGAGGGAGATAAGGTTTGGTTTCACCACTTTATTGCAACCCCAGTAAATGAGGTAAAGCATATAGATAAGGAAAATATATATCAAGCTTTTGCAGAGCAGATATACCTTATAAAAAGAGGTGATAAGTATATACCTGTAGGTGTATGGAACTTTATGGAGCAAGAAATGCAAGAGCCAGAGCAATCTGAGTCTGGAATATTCTTAGAGACTTCAGCATCTGAGGTAGAGCTTCATGGTAAGGCAGTTCTTATAAATGATTGGATGAAGGATCAAGGAGTGAAAGAAGGCGATAGAGTAACGTGGAGTGAGAACTCTGAGTACGACATGGATATAGATGGTCAGAAACTCCTTAGGATGCGTAATATTGATGTATTAGCTGTCTATGGAGAGTAATGATAAGAATTATGCTTTAACCACCTTAGAACGCCTTATAGAGGCTAGTAAAGGTGCTATAGACCTTCTTATAGAAGAGATAAGCAAACCTCTGATAGAGGAAGATGACGCAAAGAGAAGACAAGCAATAAAAGCAAAAAGAGAATGCTTTGAAGACTGTCAAGAAATTCTTTTAGGAATTAAAAACCTAGAGGATAGAATTAAAGATGGTTCTTCTTTAATAGAAGACAAGAAAGACTTTAAAGGTTCTTTTGCAGAAAAGTATGCAAGAAAATAATACGATATATTTAATTGAAGACAGTCATGGTGAGGTAATGGAGTTTGACAATTTAAAGATTGTCTTACCTAAAAGACCTAGGTATAATAAAGATATACTTTACCACGACCTACCCAAAGCAAAGCAGAAGTGGACTAGACTTCAACCACCAAAGGCTTTAACAAGGGAGAACGCTTCTGACTTTGTAGATTACATAGAGGAAGAGTTTAGACGTAGAATGGAGGGGTTATGGTTTTATAACAACGGAGTTCCTACGTACATTACTGGGTCACACTATATGTTCATCCAGTGGAGTAAGATTGATGTAGGGTATCCTGATTACAGAGATGCCAACAGAACGTTCTTTATTTTTTGGGAAGCGTGTAAATTAGATAAGAACTCTTACGGAATGTGTTTTCTTAAGAACAGACGTAGTGGTTTTTCTTATATGGCTAGTAGTGAAACAGTCAACCTATCTACCATGACTTACGAGAGTAGGTTTGGTATATTATCAAAGACTGGTGCAGATGCTAAGACTATGTTTACTGACAAGGTAGTACGTATATATCGTAACTACCCATTCTTTTTTCAACCAATACAGGATGGTTCTAGTAACCCTCGTGTAGAGTTGGCTTTTAGAGAGCCTGCTAAGAAGATAACAAAGAATCAAAAACACATAGAGGACTCTGAAGCGTTAAACTCTAGTATAGATTGGAAGAACACTGGTGATAACAGTTACGATGGTGAGAAGTTAAAACTTCTAGTTCATGATGAAGCTGCTAAGTGGATTGGTCAGAACTCTATAAAAAAGAACTGGAATGTAACACAAACTTGTCTATTACTAGGTAGAAAGATTGTAGGTAAGTGTATGATGGGATCTACTGCTAACAAGTTGCAAGATGGTGGTTCAGAGTACAAGGATATATTCTACGACTCTAATATGAGCGAGAAAGATCTAAACGGTAGGACTAAAAGTGGACTATACAAATTGTTTATACCTGCTTACGATAATCTAGAGGGATTTATAGACGAGTATGGTAAATCTGTAATAGATACTCCTGAGAAGCCTGTGATGGGTGTTGATGATATGGTAATTGACGTAGGTGCAAGGAATTATATACAAAACAGAAGGGATGCTTTAAATGGAGATAGCACATCGTTATCAGAATTTAAAAGACAATTTCCTTTTACTATAGAGGAAGCATTTAGAAATGACACTCAAAGTTGTATATTTGACGTTGAGAAAATCTATCAACAGATGGATTACAACGAAGTAAATGATGTAAAAACTACAAGAGGTGAGTTTATATGGAAGCATGGTACTCAAGACAGTGAAGTCATTTGGGTTCCTCATAGAAAAGGTAAGTGGGAGATTAGTTGGGTTCCTGACCCTCAAGATCAAAATGTTGTTGGGAAAAGATTCAATAAAAAGTTTCCAGGAAGGTCAGATAACTTGGTCGCAGGTTGTGACCCTTATGACCACGACACAACCACAGATGGTAGGAGATCTGACGCTGCTGCTCATGTATTTCACAAGTTCAGTATGTCAAGTGATGCGTCTATGCAATTTGTATGTGAGTATATTAATAGACCACCTAAGGCAGAAATATTTTACGAGGACATGATTAAAATGTGTGTATTCTATGGTTGTCAAATACTTGTTGAGAATAACAAGGTAGGTATATTAAAGTACTTTGAAAATAGAGGTTACTATGAGTACCTTATGGATAGACCAGAGATGACTCACACAGAGTGGAGTAAAGGAAAGCAAAAGACAAAGGGTATACCTGGTTCTGGAGCTGCTGTAATAAATGCTCAGGCAGAAGCTATAGCAACTTATATATATGACCACGTGGGTATAGTTCCTGATACAGGTGAGATGGGAAGGTGTTACTTTAATACTTTACTTGATGACTGGAGCAGGTTCGAGATAGATAATAGAACAAAATACGATGCTAGTATTTCTTCATCATTAGCTTTACTAGCTTCACAGAAATATATTAAACCAAAGAAGGAATTAAAAGTTTCATCTCCATTAGTTAAGAAGTACTCTAATAAGGGGATGTTTAGTAAAAAAATAAGATAGATATGCTTAACAAAAAACAAGAGTCGTATGGTTACCCATCTCCCTTATCAACAAATGAGGAGAAGGCTTCAGTCGCTTATGGGTTACAGTACTTTAAAACTATGTACTACGAGTGGCACAACAATAGTGATGTATACTTTAGAGACAGAAAGTTAAGATACTCTAGAAATAGAAGTTACGCTGAGGGTAACCAAGACGTAGGTAAGTACAAAGACTTGTTAGATGTCCAAGGTGATAGCTCTTACTTAAATATAGACTGGAGCCCTGTATCTATTATACCTAAGTTTGTTGACGTTATAGTTAACGGTATGGTAAATCAGGAGTACGATGTAAAGGCTGAATCTATAGATCCTATTGCTGCTAACAAAAGATTAGAGAAGAAAAAACAGATGCTTGGTGATATGTTATCTAAGGATTTCTTAGAAACATTAGAAGATGAGACTGGAATACCTTTAGCTCCAAATGGTTTTGTAGCACAAAGCTCTGAGGAAGTAGATATGTTTATGGCATTAAACTACAAGCAAAACGTAGAGATAGCATTAGAGAAAGCTATTGAGTATACTTTAAATATAAACGATTACGATCAAGTAAAAAGATACATGATACGTGATCTTGTTGTTTTGGGTATATGTGCAGCTAAAACAGATTTATCTCCTACAAGTGGTCTTAGCATCCGTTATGTAGACCCTTCAAACTTAATAACATCTTTCTCTGCTTCTTCTGATTTTAAAAACATGAAGCACGCAGGTGAGGTATACTCTATGACTATTGCAGACTTAAAGCAACAGGCAGGAGATCAGTTTAGTGAAGAGGACTATATTAAGATAGCTAATGAGTATGCAGGTAAGAATAACAATCCTACTTACTTTGATACTACAGCTAACTACGAGAATGGAGATAATACTTATGACTACGATAAGTTTAGCATAAATATATTAGATGCTGAGTTTATGACAAGTCACGATTTAAAGTACGAAAAGAAAGACAACAAAAAGGGTGGGTACTCAGTAAACAAGAAGCCATCTAACTACAAGCAACCTAAGAACTCTAAGACTAATAGAAAAGCTATTGGCTCTACAGTAAAGGTTGTGTACACAGGTAAATATATTGTAGGTTCTGATTACGTATTTAATTACGGTTTAATGAAGGATATGCCTAGAACTAAGTCTAACTTATCTGAGACTAGGCTTTCTTACATTGTATATCAGCCTAACTTATATAAGATGAAGAGTCGTTCTTTAGTTGATAGAATGGTTCCATTTGCTGACCAGATACAATTAGCTCACCTTAAGATACAACACACATTAGCTAAAGCAAGACCAAAGGGTGCTGCTTTTGAGGTAGGTTCTTTAGAGAATGTATCTAAGGGAGATGGTGGTACTTTTACCCCTATGGAGCTTCAAGAGATTTATGACCAAACTGGTAACATCTATTACAGACGTATAGATGACGAAGGTCAGATGACAGGGGCTATGCCAATACAAGAATTAGAAAATGGTATCGGTAGAGACTTTGGTACTCTTATAGGTGTATATAATCATAATATGCAAATGATTCGTGACGTGACTGGTATTAACGAAGCTCGTGACGCATCTAAACCATCTAGTGAGGCTTTAGTGGGTGTTCAGAAGTTATCTCTTCTAGCGTCAAATAACGCAACTAGAGATATTAACGATGCTTACTTAAATGTAACTAAGAGAGTATCTCAGAGTGTTACTGTTCGTATGCAAGACCTAATAAACTTTAAGAGTCTTCATAGTATGTACTCTAACGTTATTGGAGAAACCTCTATGGAGTCTATAGATCTTATGAAGAAGTTATCTATTCACGAGTTTGGAATTACTTTAGAGGTTGCACCTAACGAGGAAGAGAAGCAGATGATGGAGCAAAATATTCAGGTTTCTTTAGCTCAAAAAGAGTTAAGACTTGAGGATGCTATAATGATACGTTCTGTTAAGAATATTAAGATGGCTAATCAGATGCTTATCTTAAGAAGAAAGAAATATCAAGAAGAGCAGCAAGCTCAAGCACAAAAAGCTTCAGAACAAAATGCTCAACTACAGCAACAGTCTGCACAACAGGCTGCACAGCTTAAGCAACAAGAAATGCAAGCAGAGGTTCAGATAGAACAAGCTCGCATTCAGGCTAAGGCTCAGGCAGAGATGCAGTTAAAGCAAATGGAATACCAACTTAAAGAACAGTTTGAGCAAGCTCAACATCAAAGAAGGCTTAGAGAGATAGAGCTAGGTAACTTAGGTAAAGAGGGTGCTGCTTCAATTAATGGTGGTGTTAGAAAAGAGGTGCAACAACAGTCTGCGATGAATCAGTCTCAGATGATAGCTCAAAGAGATGGTCAAAGAGGACCTTTAGGGTCTGAAGATAAAGTGAGTTAAATAATTTGACTTTAGAATAAAAAAGTTTATATTTGCGAAAATAAGTAATTAAATTTAAGACAATGGATATAAGAGATGAATTAGTAAAACAGTTTGGAGGAGAGGTTGTTCAACCTCAAACCCAACAGAATATTGTTGACTTAACTGGTGATGAAAACCAATCAGTTGAGTTAGAGCAACCCACAACACAAGAGCAATCCAATGTTGTGGACTTGACAGGTGAGAGTTCTTTAAATACTGAGGAGACTAACGTTGAGGAAACTCAAGCTAGTCAATCTGAAGAAAGTGTACAGGAGTTAAGTGATGACGAGATTGTCTTAAACTACCTTAGCGAGAAGCTTGGGCGAGACATAGATTCATTTGATGATTTTAACAACACTAGTGCAGAAACAGAAAGCAATGACTTTGCTAGCGAGCAGCTTCAAGTTATTAATGAGTATGTAAAAAACACTGGTCGTACTGTTCAAGATTACCTAAACACTCAGACGGTTGATTTATCCAACGTATCTGATGACGCTGTAATGAAGGAGTATCTTAAGCTAGAGAACCCAAGTTTAACTGAAGCTGAGTTAAATGATTACATTGCTGCGACATACAAAACAGATTCTGAGGAGTATAGTTCGAGAGACACCAACGCTGGTAAGGTTCAACTTACTAAAGACGCAAGAGCTGCCAGAGATTACTTTAATCAGGTTAAGGAAGACTATGCTATGCCAACGCAAGCAGAGGATTCTGGAATGTCTGATGCTGACAGAGGAGAATGGTTAGCTACAATGGAGAATGAGGTTAATGACCTTGAAGGTTTATCTTTCTCTATGAATGACCAAGGTGAAGAGTTTACTTATAATCTAGATGACGAAGCTCGTCAGGAGATTAAGAGTTATAACTCAGATCTAGAAAACTTCTTTGATAAGTATGTAAACGAAGGTGGTGACTGGAACTTTGACGCTCTTAATACAGATATGTACATCTTAAATAACATCGACAAGATTGTTAGAGGTGTAGCTAATCAGTACAGAAGCAAGGGGACAGAGAACGTTATTAATGAGATTAAGAACCCATCGTTTGCCCAAGATAGGCAAGCAGCACCTCAGAAACAAGAGTCAACTCTCGATATGTTGAGAAGACAAATACTTGGTTAAGAAATAAATAAATTAATTTTCATTTTAAAAATACAAAAAGATGGCAACAGTAGGTTTAGCTTCAGGTATGGTGGCAACACCATCAAATGTAGCAGTTGCAACAACTTCAAACTATGTAGGTACTTCAACGTTAATTAACGCTGACCGTACAGATGGTATTCCATTACATAAACGTGATGTTGATGAGCAACTAATTAAAAGATACGGTAACCAAGGTGTTACTGGATTAATGGAACTTTTAGGTTCTAAAAAAGAAACAACAGCTCAAACTTTTGAGCACTATGAGGAGACTCTTCTTCATAACCACTTTACAGGTCAAGTAAGCTCTGATGGTGATTTAACTGTGGACACAGCATTTACAGATACAGCTGATGCTGCTGGTAATACAGCTCTTCGTGATGGTGACCTTTTATTGGGTGCTGACAACGTAATGTATTATGTAACTGGTAAGGCTGATGGTTCTGCATCTTCTCAACCAGAAGACAACTTTCAATTAAAATTAGTTTCTTCTGGAGCTAAAGCAAGCACTGTAGGATCTCAAGCTTATGCTATTGTAGGTAACGCTTATGCAGAAGCTACTGATCAACCAGGTGGTATTACTCCTCGTGTAGACCAGTACCAAAACAAGTGTCAAATCATTAAAGAGTCATTTGTAGTTTCAGGTTCTGAAGCAACTAATGCTGTTTATGTAAAAGTTAACTCTCCTAAGATGGGTACTGGATACTTGTGGTACTTACAAGGTGAGGCTGATACTTACCAACGTTTTATGGACTACTCTGAGCTTGCAATGATTATTGGTCAAGCTGCTAGTGGGTTAGAAGATGGTGCTACTGATGGTGCTGGATCTGCAGTAGTAACAACTGAAGGTCTTTTACCATTTATTGAAAACAAAGGTCAATCTATGGATCTTGGTTCTTCAGCAATTACAATGGCTGACTTTGATGCTGCTGTTAAGTCTTTAGACAAGTACAGAGGTTCAAAAGAGATGGCTCTTTACGCTGGTATCAACTTATCTTTAGATATTGATGACTTATTAGCTTCTCAAGGTGCTTACGCTGCAGGTGGTGCTAACTATGGTACTTTCGCTAATAACAAAGACATGGCGTTAAACTTAGGTTTTAACTCGTTCTCTCGTGGTGGTTATACTTTCCACAAGAAAACTTATGACTTATTTAACAGACCTGACTTGTTAGGTGGTGATGGATTTAAGTATAATGGATACGGTATGTGTATTCCTATGGATTCACAGAAAGATGCTAAGTCTGGTGAGAAGATTCCTTCGTTAAGAATGCGATATAAAGCAGCTAACGGATACTCTCGTGAAATGGAGCACTGGTTAACTGGTGGTGCTATTCTACAAAACAAAACTAACGGTCTTGATGAGTTACGATGTAACTACAGAACTGAACGTGGTTTTGAAGGATTTGCTCCTAACCGTTTCTTATTGTTCAAAAAATCATAATTAATATAGATAGATGGAGGGGAGAAAGTCTTCCCTCCTAAATCTTTTAAAAAAAAATATATATTATGATATACCAAGAGAAATTTTTATACTTTCAAGAAGCCTTAAGTGGTGGGTCTTCAGATGCAGTAGGTGCAGATGATGTGGCAATGTATTCTTTATCTTCATTCTTAGGTTTTGACACTCAAGCTGGAGATACAAATGCTACTACATTAAACATGCGATTTAAGCCTATGAAGAGATCTGGACTTGTTACTGATGAAGGTGCAGTAGGTGAAGATGTTGATGTTATAGTTTTAACGGTTACTGCTAATAAGCAGAAATCTGTTATGCAAGCTATTACTGATAAAATTAACGAGCCAATATCAAGAGATAAAGCATTTTTAGTTGTCGCTGATGTTGCTGGTTCTGAATTTATTCACCCAGATATAACTAGTGCTGTAGTAACATTAAGAGCTGCAACTGCTTAATTTTAACCCTTAAAAAATACGATATGAAAACGTTATATTTTATGGCTGCTGCAGATGGTGCTTTTAATTCAAACACCTCTACAGCTCCTGATTCAGTTTGTTATCCTTTGTCTGCCTTTAAAGGTTTTACAGCAAAAGATACAAATGAGTGCTACATCTATTTTGCTTCTGCTCAAGCAGGGGGAACAGATGAGGCTAATAATACTTCAGGTACTGATTTAATTACATTTACAATTAGTACTGCTGATAATCACAAAAACGTGGCTAGAAGTTTTGCTCAAGAGATTCATAAGTTTATTGGTAAAGACAATGGTTTTGCTGTCATACTAGATTCTTCTTCTTCTGAGAAATTTGATGACGATGTTGACTTAAGTTCATCGTTTACAATCTTAACTGATAATCCTGCGTAAGATTATTAATTAATTACTGGAGGGGGCTTTGTTCCCCTCCTTTTATAAACTTTAAGTTAATTTTAGAAAATAATTATTATGTCACCGACAAAAAGAAAGGCTGTAACGCCTCCAAGTACTACTAAGGTCGTAGCTCAAGCTCCCATAGTAGAAAAAAAATTCACTCCTCGATTTACTAATAAACAACAAGAGTATAAGGCTTCTGTTTATAAATTAGTTGCTAAGGCTAAAAAAAGAAATGGTATGCCTCAATACCCTATAGTTTCTTTATTAAAGGCTGAGGATATTATATTTGACCCTGAAACAGGAGAAAATAGAAAAATAAGATACGTTCCTGGAGAGTCTTCTATATTTGTAGATGATCACCCAGAAACAGCTAAAATGAGAGAACCTATTGCTTTCAATAATGGTTTTCTTTTTGTAGATCACACTAATCCTACTCTTAGAAAGTATTTAGATACTTGTAATGCTAATGGTAGTAACCCTCACAGAATTAAAAGTAAATCTATTTTATTTACATTAAAAGACGATCAAAAGTCTGCACAAGATAAAATAGCTCAGGTTGCTGATGTTATGGATGCTGTACAAGCAGCTCTTAAAATGCCTTTAAATGAGCTTGTAGGGTATGCTAAGGTATTAGGTGTTAAGACTGATAAGAGTGTAGATGAGATTCGTTGGGATATGAAAATCCAAGCAGAGAATAATCCTACAGCTTTCTTAGCAGGAATGAATGACCCTCGTACAGAGATGAAACAACTTTTACTTATGGCTGAGGAGTCAGGTATTATATCTATGAAGAAATCAGCTGTAACTTGGGTATCCTCAGGTAATACAATATGTGTCCCTGCAATTGGAGTTAAGCCTATCGAAAGAATGGTAGACTTCTGTTCTGAAGGCGAGGGAGAGCAGATATACGCAGAGATAGAGCGTAGACTACAAGCGATTAATGGATAATGATTTAATATAATATATGCTTAAAGGGGGACTTAACGGTCTCCCTTTTTTATTATACCAATTTATTTCGTACTTTTGTCTCTATTAAATTATGATATAATGACAATTGATGAAATATATAGACTGGTGCAAACCTTTGCTAATAAAGAGCAGAGAGGTTTTATAACACCGACAGACTTTAATTTATTGGCTAAACAAGCAGAGCTAGAGTTGTACAATAAAAGACTTTCTATAATGATGGAGAAGTCTCAACCTAAGAAATCTGCAGGGTTTTACGCAGAGAGTTTAACTCCTGAATTAGCAGAACAAGATATAGCTTCGTTCTTAAAAACTGAAAATGTAACAGTATCGACTGACTCTACTGTAGCACACGTTGGTTCTTCTGGTTCTTTACTAACAGATTATATTGTTTCAATATCTACAGCAGACGCTGAGACTCAGACAATAAGTACTAACGTACCAGTAGAGATAGTAAATAACAAAAACATTAATCAGATACTTAGAAGTAGTTTAGTTAAACCTTCAGCCTCTTACCCTATAGCATTGATTGGAGGTTCTACTAGTAATTTAAAAGTAATTAATGTGTTTCCTGATAGCATAAAGTCAGTAACTGTAAATCATTATGTAAATAATTCTTCTCCAAAATGGAATTACGTAACTATAGCAGGTAAGCCTGTTTACGATGTCGGAGGTTCTACTCAGTTTAAGTTCTCTAATAGAGTTCATGGAGAGTTAGTGGTTAAGATACTAGAATACTTAGGTGTTACCATTAGAGAGGCAGAAGTAGTTCAGTATGCACAGAATAAAGAAGCAACACAAGATAATTAATTATGGCAGCAGATTATACAAACATAGACGAGCTAATTAACGACTTTCAGCTAATGATAGACGATACTTCTTTTGATAAAGAGGCTCAGATATACCAACTTAGATTGCTTGCAATGCAGGGCTTAAGAGAGCTTTCTTTTGATGCAGGTCAGGAGATTAAAACAGATACTTTAACTGTTGATAGTTCGCTTCAAGTAACTCTGCCTACAGACTACTTAAAGCTAATTAGGATTGGGTACAGAGGTGATGATGATCAGATTCACCCTTTAGGTTATAGAGATGATTTAACTTTAGACAACTCTATAGCAGCTCAAGTTAATGATGACTTGTACGATGAGAATAACCCTTACTACCATGTAGACTTAGGTAAAAGGTTTGGTATAGGTGGGGGTCAAAATTCATTAGGGTATTATAGGATAAATAGAAATGATAATACAATAAACTTCTCTTCTGAGTTGTTAAATAAAGTTTTAGTTATAGAGTATATAGCTGACCCAGCTTTAGATACAACTCCTAAAGTTCACAGGTTTTGTGAAGAGGCTTTACGTTCTTATATATACTTCAAGTACATACAAAGAAAAAGAGGTATACCTGCTAACGAGAAGCAGGCTGCTAAGAGAGCATATTTTAATGAGAAGAGACTAGCTAGGGCTAGAATGATGAACTTTAATAAAGAGACTGCAATGCAGGTTTCTAGAAAAGCATTTAAGCAATCACCTAAGTTATAATAAGCAATGGCACAAGATAAAAGAGTATTTACAGGTGGGATGGATAAAGATTCTGATCCTCGCCTGATTAAGAATGGTGACTATAGAGACGCTTTAAACATAAGAAATATATCTTCATCTGACAGCACCTCAGGTTCTGTTGAGAACATAGAGGGTAATACTATTGTTCCAAATCAAAAGTTTATAGATGAAGAGACTCAAGTTATTGAGGTTACACCTATAGATGGTGGTAACTCTGAGATTATTGAGTTAGAAAGTAATCAAACTTTTCAATCACAAAAATTAATATTTACCAATAAAGAATCAGCAGGAGCTCCTTACTCTCATAAATTATATTATCTTGATGGTACAACCAATATTTTTGTAGCTATAGGAGATACTTATAATTGGATTGGTAATGTTGACCAGAAAAAAACATCTCAAATATTATACGAAATGTTTGGTCCAGGAAGTCCTTTATCTAGCTTTACTATTCCAGATATTACTACTGGTAACTCTATAACAATACAGGCAGAGCTTGATTTTGAAGAAAATACTGCTTTAAGTGGTAACATCTTTACAGTAACCCTTAAGACTACTCAAGCAGGGTCTGAGTTTTTATTTCAAGCTTATGGAGGTCAGTTAGGTATAAATGCTGGTGGTGAGTCACTTGCTATTGCTTCAAATAATTTTTCAATAGGTGACACTGAAACTTTAGGAGATGGTATTCAAGTTGATTATGAAGTTAGTTTTGATTCTGTAGTTGGAGTTGACACTAATGTAGATGATGATGATGTTGTTTTTGGTGGTGCAACCCCTATTCCAGTTGGGGCTACTGAGTATGAACTTAGTATTGAAGGTGTTCAACCTACAGATAATTCTATTGAGCCTGAAAATAATGTTAATATATTTTCTTGGACTCAAGTAGGTGAGGGAGATAGTCCAGACGACTATCTTGTAGAGACTTTTTTAGATCTTGACGAAATAAAAAATAACTTTGGCTCTGGAGGTGATTTTGCTTTTGATGCAAATCAAGATAGCTTTTCTCAGGCTTTTACTGATGCTATTAGTGAGGATAAATTTAATCACGTATTAATTGATGGTGGTGCTGGTTCTACTACGACTGTTGGTCTAATAAAGACTGACTTCTCATCAAACACTAAACTAGAAGGGATAAATAGTGGTGGGGCTAGAAATAATTCAGGATCTGTTGCTTACTCTCAACTAGAGTATTATTATAATAACACTGAGGTTGTAGAGGGTGATGGGTTTAGTATCTCAGAGGGTACACTGACTTTTAGTGGAGAGGATGTACTAGCTGATAACAGCTATATATTAAAGTCTCCTATAATAAGAAATAAAAGTTATAAAATATTATTTACTGTTAATGGGCTAGAGGCTATAGGGAAATCATTTACCTTAAAGTCTGGTAATACAGATATTGGGACTTCAAATTCAAATGGAAGTAATGAGTTTTTATTTACATCATCAGGTAACTCTTCTGTAATATACCTTAGCTTTGATAGTAATTTTTCTGCTTCAGATTCTTTCACTATAACTAACCTTAGATTATTCTTAGAAGACGTA